GCGCGAACGTAAGATGCGTGTTACACATCAGCGACAGTGGCTGGACATTGTTACTAATAGTGTCTTCCTACCTAGTGATGAAGACATTATGGCACGCGAGATGCTCATGTCTCGCTCTGCTCGTAAATTGATCACTAGATACACTAGCCCCTTGTACACGTGGTGGGGCCAGTGTATTCCTGAACCCTTTTCTCGCGATTGAGGGGGCCTTGTTTATAACACTGGTGTTAGTACCAGGTCATTGCTGGATGATCCCAGAATCAGTGTTAATAAACAGGGGCCGTTGGTGCGTGAGAGGAGAATGTACTCGGTGTCAGGAATCGTTCCATTAGCTCGGTGGGGTGTCCACAATAATGATGTGGATACAACAGCACGAGCTATTCTGGAGAGGGTATTATTGTGTAAGGATACTGGTACTTGGCAACGTCCTCCTGTTGTCAAGCAACATGTTTGGGACACAATGTTGTACGGGTTTAAGAAAGAGCTACTTAAGCATAGTTATTGTGTTGAGCCCTATTCCAAGGATGTATTCGTCTCTTCGTATGAAGGCCGACGCAAAACGCGTATGCAGAAAGCAGCAGATAGTCTTGACCTCGTAGAACTTGATTATAGAGATGTCCGTCTTTCTACTTTTATTAAAGCAGAAAAGATTCCTTTTCACAAGAAACCTGATCCGGCCCCACGTGTGATACAACCCCGTACATCACGGTTTCATGTGGCTTACGGGTGTTTTATCAAACCTATAGAGAAAGTCGTATACAAAGCTATAGATGCTGTGTTTGGGAGCCGCACCGTTATGAAAGGCCTAAATGCTCTACAAGTTGGCACGATCATTCATAACAAATGGCGTCGTTTCCGTAGACCTGTTGCAGTGCCAATGGATGCATCTCGTTTTGATCAACACGTGCATAAATCTTCCATGTTATGGGTCAAGGGTGTGTTGTCAAATTTCATACCCAAAACCCACCGTCGGTCGTTCGGTAGATTATTCGACTGGAAGTTGTTTACAAAGGCTCGTGCTGTTTGTCAAAACGGGGTTGTTCAGTATACTGTAGATTACGGATTATGTTCTG